ATCAGTATTTCCCGCAGTTAGGCGCGGTCTATCAGGTACAAGCCCGCACATGGACTTTCCCGAGCGGGGCCACGCTCAAACTGAGGTACCTCGAGAGCGATCAGGACGCCGACCGATACCAAGGCCACGAGTACACGTGGCTGTGCTTCGACGAGGTGGGCACGTGGTCGACGCCGCGCCCGATCGACAAACTACGCGCTACGCTGCGGTCAGCCGCCGGCGTACCTGTGCGGATGATCGCGACGGCAAACCCCGGTGGCCCCGGTCACGCATGGTGCAAGGCCCGCTACGTTACGCCAGCCCCGCCGCTGACGCCGTTCGTAGGCGACGACGGGCAGCAGCGCGTATTTATCCCCAGCAAGATCAACGACAACCCCGCTCTGTTGCGCGCCGACCCGACCTACATCGACCGCTTGAAGGCCTCGGGCCCGCCGTGGCTCGTGCGGGCGTGGCTCGAGGGAGATTGGGATGCGACGCTACAAGGCGACATGATCAAGGCCGAGTGGCTACAACACACCTACGAACAAGCCCCGCCGTACAGGTCAGGACGCACGCTGAACTCGGTGGACACGGCGATCAAGGCCGGCAAGGACAACGACTACACGGCGATGGTCGTGGCCCGCGAGCACGAGGGCCGCGTCTATCTGCTCGACGTCGTGCGCGGCAAATGGGAATTCCCCGACCTGCGCGCCCGGCTCGTCGGCGTGTGCGAGGCGCACAACCCGCATTCGGTGCTCATCGAGGACAAGGGCAGCGGTCAGTCGCTCTTGCAGCAATTGCGCGCCGACGGGTTCCGGTGGCCGACCGTGCCGACCGTTCCGACCGCCGACAAGGTGACGCGCCTGTTCGTCGAGACCGCCAAGCTCGAGGGCGGCGGCGTGCTACTGCCGCAATACGCCGGCTGGGTGCGCGACTTCGTTGACGAATGCCTTGTGTTCCCGAAAGGGGCGCACGACGATCAGGTCGACGCCCTGTCGCAACTGCTACGCTACTTGCGGGAAGGCGTGGACTTGTGGGCGCTGTACGGTGCATAATGACCGCGAGGTGACACGATGGCCCGCAAGACCCGCACTGTAGTCGATCAGATGACCGAGCACGCCGACGCCGGCACCGCCAGTTTCAGGCGCGCATACGCCGACAATTGGACGAACGTGTGGCAGGGCTACGGCCTCGAGGGTCGCGACAAATCGACATCCACGCGGTTCGAGCAGCGGTCTATGTTGACGTGGCAGGAGCGCACGGCGATCTACCGGCAGAATTGGATCGGCAAGCGCGTCGTCGACGACCTCGCAGCCGACGCCACCCGCGCCGGGTTCGCGATCGGCGTCAAAGAGAACGACGAACTGCCCGAGCAGATCATGCAGGAATGGGAGCGCCTGCACCTGCACGACGTCTTGCGCATGGGCATGACGTGGGGGCTCGTCTACGGCGGCGCGGTCGGGATGCTGCTGACCGACGACACCCCGATCGCCTTGTCGGCACCGTCGCAGGGCATCTCGATGCAGTCCGAGGCGACCATCGCCACCGGCACCGTGACGGTTTTGACGACCCCGATGGACCTCAACAGCCTGCGCAGTCTCAAGCGCATCGTGATCGTCGACGCCCGCTACGCGCTGCCCGACATCACGAGCTACACGAGCGACCTCGACTCGCCAAACTTCGGCAAGCCCGAATACTACACCGTGACGCCTTACGGCTCGACGACTAACACGACGTCCTACCGCGTGCACTGGAGCCGCCTCGTGCGCTTCGAGGGCGTGCCGACTGACATGCTGACGCGAGTCGGCAACCTGACATGGGGCGACAGCATCTACGAGAGCGTGTACGACGTCCTGAGCCGCTACGGCATCGCCTACAGCGGCGCCGCGCTTGCCGCCGGCGAATTCACGCAGGGCATGTTGAAGATGAAGGGATTTAACACCCTACAGGCCAGCAAGCAAGCGCAAGTCCTGCTCAACCGCATCAACGCTTTCAAGATGGGCCTCGGTGCAGCCAACCTCGCCGTGGTCGACGCCGACAGCGAGGAGTATGCCCGCCTAGGCCAGCCGGTCGGCGGTCTGCCTGACATCCTCGACCGTCTCAAAGAAGAGGTCGCCGGCGCGGTGCGCATCCCGCAGTCGCGATTGTGGGGCAATCAAGCGGGCAAGCTCGCAGGTGCGGAAATGGACCGCGACCTGTGGGCAGACTGGGTGCATAGCTGGCAGGATTACGCGCTGCTGCCGGTGCTGCGCCGCGTGACGGATCTCGTGCTGCTCGGCAAGGACGGACCGACCGGCGGCAAACTCGTCGACTACACGATCACCTGCAACCCGATCGCGCCGCCCGACCTAGACAAGGACATCGCCCGCCGCGAGAAGCAGGCCAAGATCGATCAGGTGTACTACGGCATGAACGCGCTAGAGGCCAGCGAGATCCGGCAGTCGCGTTTCGGTGGATCGTCGTACAGTTATGAGACGACGCTGAACCCCGAGATTACCGAATCGCTTGAGGCGGTGGACCTGCGCGCCGCCGAGGCCGCGGAACTTGAGCCCGAGCAGACCGAGGCCGAGGAAACCGCCGAAATGCCGGGTGAGTGATGGGCACGCGTCGCGCCCTGCGCACAGGCCGACCGAGCAGGCCCGCCACGCGCGCGGACGACCCGGTGCAGGCCAATCGCCGACAGCTAGCCGTCCTTGCAAGGCAGCCGCCCAAGCGCCTACCGCCGCCGCCGCCGCCTGACGCGCCGACGACTGCATATCGCGTGACGCTCGGGCGAATCGCGCAGGAGTCCTACCGCCTTGCCGCCGAAACGATGCTCGCCGAGGTGCGGCGCTTGCAGGCGATGGCCGAGGCCTACCGCGCGGACAAGGACGAGGACGAGCGCGCAGCCGAACAGGACCACCCGCACACGCCCGCCGAGAAGGCGGATCTGGATGTGCCCGAGTCGCTAGACGACGCGGTGGTGCTGCTCAAGGTCCGCGCCAAGGCCTACGCCGCTAGCCTCGACACCGACAAGATCACGGCAAAGCACGCCAAGCAAATCGAGACGTTCAACCGCGGCGTGACGCTGCGAGTGCTAACCGACCTCGGATTGAACCCGATACCGGACGGCAGCGCGATGGCCAAGGCCCGCGATGCGTGGGTCAAGGAGAATGCCGCGCTCATCGTTAGTCAGCCTCTCGAGGTAGCCGAGCGGTGCGGGCAGGTCGTGCGGGAGATGGTTCCGGGCGGCAGTCGGTGGGAGACAATCGCCAAGCGCCTCGAGGAGGAGCAGGGCATCGCCACCCGCCGCGCCTCGCTTATCGCCCGCGATCAGGTCAGCAAATACAATGCCGCCCTGACGCAGATCCAGCAGAAATCGGCGGGCATCGAATACTACATGTGGCAGGGCGCGATGGACAATCGCGAGCGCCCGAGCCACGTTGCGTTACAGGGCACGGTGTGGTCATGGGACCGCCCGCCGCCCATCGGCAGCCCCGGCGAGCCGATCCAGTGCCGCTGTTGGGCAAGTCCTGTCACATCCGAGGACGCCAAGAAATTCGCGGTGCAATGGACGCCCGAGGAACTAGCGGCGCGCACCGCCGATCTAGGCCCGACGCAGCGCGAGGGACCGGACGCCACGCGCGAACAGGTCGCCAAGCGGGCAGCCCGCGAGGTCGCCGCCGAGGTCAAGCTCGCGCAGCGGCGCGTGCCGTGATCGCGCTTGCACATTGTGCGCAATCGTGGACAATAGGGTCATGAGCGTTCTCAGATACGACAACTTGGCCCCGAGGATCGACGCGGTGGACCCCGAGACGGGGATCCTGCGCGGTCGTGCGGTGCTGGCCAAGGAAGGCGTGTACCGCTACAGCGACCAGTCGGGCGCGGTCTGGCACGAATACGTGCCGCGCTCGACCCTGTCGGATCCGGCGTGGATCGACTCGCTCAAGCTTGCGCCAGTGACCTTGAATCACCCAACGGAAATGGTCACTTCCGACAACGCCCGCTATCTCGCGGTCGGCGCAATCGGCGACGGCGTGGTGATGCTCGGCGACCGACTCGCGAGCCCGATTGCAGTCTACGCCCGCGACGCTGTCGAGGCCGCGCAGACGACGCACAAGGAAATCAGCCTAGGCTATTACGCCGACGTCGAGATGCGCAAAGGCCAATTTGACGGGCAGGCATACGACCGCGTGCAGGTCAACCGCCGCGCCAATCACGTCGCACTGGTCGAGCATGGCAGGCACGGGCCGGATGTCCGCCTTGTGCAGGATGCCGCCGAGACCGACACCTTTACCCCGCCTGCCGATGTCGCCGCCGCCGCAAAGCGTGGCCTTGAGCTTCGCGCCGAGCAGCCGCCGAGCAACCGCGGCGGCACTGCGGTCGGCATCGCCCGCGCCAAACAGCTAGCCAACCGCGACCCCGTCAGCTTGTCGACCATCAAACGCATGGTCTCATTCTTTGCCCGCCACGAGGTTGACAAGAAGGGCGAAGGTTGGGGCAAAGATTCCAAGGGCTTCCAAGCGTGGCTGCTGTGGGGCGGCGACCCCGGCCGGCGCTGG